CTAACTGGCGTAAAGCCTCGCCGCTCAGATTCCCTTCCGCCGTCACGCCATAAATGGGTGTCTGTGAAATCTGCGAAACGTGCTTGGTAATCGCGTCAAGCTGGTTTGTATATTGTGAAATATCGCTTTCGCTAAACTCTCCAACCCGTACCGCTTTCAGGAATTCGATCTGTTCGGGCGTCATATCCACAATAGCGTTACCACTGGCATCCTGTAAAATCATGTTTAGAACAGCGCCGGGGGTTATGCCTGCCTTGTCAATTTCCATGCCAATTGACCACGCTACCTTGAACGCGGAAAACTCCGAAGCCATAACCATACTGTGCAAAGTTCTGTTGATTACATCCTGCGGGGCTATCGCTACTCTAATTTCACTTTCTCCGTATTGGGTGTAGTTGTCAATTAGGTTGGCAAAGTGGACAATAGGCACAACGCCCAAATTCCATGTCAATGTTGTTTCGGCGGGCATTACATCGCCCGAGTTCATCGGGGCTGTCCACGCTGTAATACTGTCCGGCTGATAGACCATCATTTTCATTTCAACACTTGACGATGGTTGTGATCCTGCCAAATCCTGAGTATCCGCCTCACTCCACAACTTACAAGCCCACAGCGGGCTATCTTGCATGGGGGAGTAAATAGCCACTACTCCGCTGAATCCATCATAGGCGGGTTCTGCTGTCCATTTCAAACTCTCAGGGTCAACCATGACGAATGAATCCCCGTCACGGATTGCGGCACGATAAAACACGCCTTGCAGGGCGTCCCAGTCGTTGCGTTGTAAAGTCTCTGTGATGTATAAATCTTCCTGCTCGTTGCTGGTTGTAATTTCAGAGACGCGCAAACGCCCCGCCATTTTATCCACAATAATTCGGCAGTAATTAAGATTGAAGTCAAACGTTTGCCCGTCTGTGGATAATCTAAGCATCTTTCGCATTTGGGTAGTCAATGCGCTGTCATGCTGTCCGCGCTCATAACGTCTGTACTTTGCCACCCTGTCCCCCCTGTCTTTTATACCCGTGCGCCATGAGTTGTACCCATCAACCGCCGCATATAAAGCGGGGTCAGTTCGGAGTAGTGCGTTTGCTATCATCTGTGAATTATCGCTCATCATTGCCTCTTATAAAATTAGTGACCTTCGTGCTGGTTGAAATACTAACGCCATTGCCAACAAGCGCATTATAACACCCGCTTGCCGCGTCCATTTCGTCATCATGGTCTAAGTCGGGCTGTCCGTGCATATGGTTCAGCCATCTATCATTCCATGAGCCGCGTAATAGCTTGACATTGCCCGCTAACGCTTGCGCCGCTAATGGCTTTGCTCTCATTATCTTATCGCCCTGCGGGGGGATACCGCGCACATCGTAACCTTGAAAATCAGTGACAATATGGTGAGCGTCACGCTTTCCGCTTGCCCCGCCCTCTTGCTCAAAACGAATGGCGCAAGATTTCCCGTCTTGCTTTGCTATGTTCTGCATGGCGGTATCTGTGCGAGCTGGGTCTATCTGGTCATTCGTTGCATCCAAAATATAAACAATTCCTTTGACGAGCTTCCCCTTACAGGACGCGGTATAGTCGGCTGTCTTTTTCTCGGTGGCTGCAAGGTCCCAAAAGCGTACCTCCCTCCCGCCTGCGGGTACTTCGTCCACGATCTCAAACCATGCCTTATTGAATACCTTACCCGCTGCCGGCTTGATCTTCCAGTTACCGCCCCGCTTGCCTTCGCCCAGCAATCTTTGACGTTCGATGTTGTCAAGCGCCTGCAAGTTGGCAAGGTAGCCGGGGTCTTTCTCAAGCAGGATTTGATTATCGTAAACAGTGGAGAGGATGAAGGTCAGGCTCTTGGGTGTGCTGTTGGGGTGTTCGCGTTGCAATCGTTCCTTGTCGTCGCTCCAATAGTTCTGATCGTTCTCACGCACAACCCATCTGACTACCCCGCTCCTCTCTTGTATTGCATATCCATCCTCGCCGATCCACCAGGCAAGGAAGTCTGCCAGCCATCCGGGTTCGGGGTTCGCGCTTGCCCGTATGTATGGACGTACCCCACACATCGAACGGTTGCGAGATAGCATATAAAAGAATTGCCCAGCCGTGAAGGTTTCAAGCTGGTCAAACTCTATCAATGGTATCTGTGCCGACTTCCAAGATAGCTTGTCATCGTCCCGCTGCATGTGGGAGAAGGTGATCTTCCCGCCTGTCTTGAAGCGGAATTGTTTCTCGTTGTCGTTTGGGACTGCTCCCAGCAAGGGGTATATCTTTTTCGCCTCATCCCACAATGCGCCTTCGTGTGTGATCTCCGGGATCGTGCGCCTGAATACGACTGCCCCAAAATCCTTGTTGGCTATGTGGCGCAACGGCTCAAGCAATAATGCCCAAGTCTTACCGCCACCTGCTCCGCCTCCAAAGATGGCAATGTCTGCGGGTGATGATAAAAATTCTTCCTGCCTTGGTTGGGGTCTAATCTCTGCCATTGGACGGTATGTAAATAATGGGTGCGACTATCTTCTCTCCGCCACTGGTAATGTCCTGCCTGTCTACAAACTTGCCATGTATCTTGAGGATATTTATAAGCGCGGATTGTGAGTCGTATAGTTCGATCTCGGTTTCCGTAACCTCCCGATCCTCCTGGCTTTCAGACTTCGCCTGGAAGATGGTTGTCTTTTGTTTCACCCTCTTGATTAGCCTGGTCAATCCCGCTTCTTTCGCGTTGTATAGATCAAGAGTAAAGCCGACTGTTGAGACATCCATCAACTGACCTATATCTCCGCGCGCCTGATCCGTAAGCAGGGTAAGCGCCTCATCTGCGCTCATGTGCAGGGCGTTCAGTCTGTCGCTTACCTCTGCTGCTATGTTAGCGTTTGCTAGTAATGTAGCCGCGTTCGCACGCGCGCTGTCGTACTTTGCCTTCGGGTACGCAGACATGTAAGCCTGCGTACCATTCCAGCATTTTAGATATTCATTCACAAACTTTTGATGTTTGCGAGACAGGGGCTTTACTCCGTCTGTCATCTATTTCGTGAGGCCGCGCGCTTGAAGTTCGGGCTTGATCTTGAACAAGTTCAGCACGAAGATGATCGCGGCGAGGATCTCCGTTTCGCTGAATGGAAAATCAGCGGCGAAGTATTTGACAATGAAGGCGACGAGACCGGCGATCAAAGTCCAGAAGATAGTGCTTTTGTAAATAGGTAGCATGGGGTTTTCTCCTTTGAATATGGTGACAAACAAAAACGGGGCACACCTTTCAGCGTGTCCCGTTTCATCTGTCGGACGGTGGTTACTCTGGCATTATAGCACGATTACTATTCATCAGACGCATCGTCCAAATCAGTACTCCCCTTCGTCGGCTTGATCGCCTTCTCGTTCTCGGTTCCATTCACAAATGCAAAGTGTCCATGCTTGAATACCAGAGTTACGCTCTGGTCGCAATCATCACTGTGCTGGATCGCACGCCATAGTTTAGCTATGATCTGCGTCAACTGTGCCGGCGTGAAGATGCGGCGAAGATCCAACTCGGCACGCGCTTGCTCAAGGTCGGCGTCTGTCATACTACCTCTTCAAAGTGTCGTCTTGCACATTCGGGCAAGTCTCTTACAAAAAATTCAATCGCTTCCGGCATAGAAAAAGCGGGAGCGCATAAGGCTAGCTCATACGCGGTAATATCTTCTTTGGGCTTCCAGTTGTACCGCTTTCCAACTGTTGAAGAAATTACTAGATTATGTTCTGGCGCATCATCAAACATAATGGATGTAACTTCCCAATTGGGGCATACATGGAAAGTCCCGCCAAGTATAAATTCTCCGCATCGGTCACACTTCCAGTTTTGGGGTTGTAAACTCATACTGCCTCCGCTTCCTTCTCGATCCTGCCGGCTGTGTCGAACGCAAACATCTTGCGATACTCGCCTGCCAGTTCTCGCAGTCCTTCGGCGTCGCCGGCTGCCAGTAGCCGCTTATGCCTCTCGTCCATCTCGACGAGTATATCAATGCGCCGGTTGATCCCGGCGCTGTGTTTGGTCGGAAGGTGTACGCCTCCGCCTGGTTGAAATGTTTTGCTCATTCTGTCCTCACTTGTCTATACTTCTACCTCCCCCACCGCATCCCACACCTGTGATTTCACACCTGTGGAGGCAGTGGGGGGGTCATTTACGACACATTTGAACGGCGGGGGAGGGGAGGATAGGTAAAGAGTGTCAGATAAAAACCGCTCACCTGCCGGCTCGATCCCTAACTCCCCGTCCTTGCCTGTCAATACTTTGGCGAATTTATTCTGTACAAAGAAGGCGCGTAATTCCTTGAGCGACTTGTATACCTCCGTCCCTTCCCACTGGTTGAATGCCAGTGTCTTATGCTGGTTGATTACCAAGTCCGCCAATACCTGCAATTGAAACAGAGTACATGGGACGTTGGGATTGTAGCGTACTGTGCGGTTCGGGTTCTCAGGGTCAACCATCATCGGGATGGCTGCTGCTTCTTCTGGTTCCTCTGCCGCCTCGATCTGCGGGCGTGCCATCATACGGATCAGAGCAAGCAGTCCAATCGCAAGCAGGCAAAAGCCAAGCGTCCATTTGATAAACACTTCCGCCCAGCGTGCGGCGGTCGCTGTCTCTGCATACGCTTTGCTTGCGGCGAGGGCTGCGATCTGCGTCGGGGCAATGATCGTCATTACCCGCTCGGTGGACCTGACGTTATTGATCTGCGCCTGTGCGCTGGCGGTCGCCGGGTAAGCTGTGGTGTAGGCTGTGGCTGTGTATGCGCCGGCCTGCGCTGTCATGTTGGTGTATTGATATTGCATTGCCTCATGCGTTACGGTCGCATCCACCATCAAGCGGGCTGCGGCGTCGCTGGTAAGCTGTGCTTGGCGCGCCATGTCCTGCGCTGCGTTGGCTTCCCCGTGCGCCTGTGCTACTGCGGTGTCTGCCGCTGATAGGGTCATTGCGTAGTTCTGCGTCGGGGTGGTCGCCGGCTGGGTCGCCACCTGCACAACGGCTTTGACGTCCGGCTTCGCGGTCGGGATGGTGGTGCAGGCTGACACGATGAGCGAGAGCAATACAATAAATTTTTTCATCTTAGTATCCGTTGAAATATCCGTGAGTAAAAACGCGGGGCACAACTCTGACGACTGGCTTCCACGTCCTGCCATAATCATCTGTCGCGTGCCATGTGCGGGGCGCGCGTTCTGCCCGGCGCGGTAGTGGTTGACATCCGAATAGCATGGCGTATAGGATGGGGTTCATCATGTCCTCGCAAAGTATAGGTTCAATCTTTCGTTCGCCTCGTCTACAAACTGAATGACGATGTAGGGGATACCCGTCGCTTCGCAATATTCCTGCTTGGTAATCTCATCCAGGGTCAGTTCCCATTTCTGATCTGGACATTTAATTTCCCAATATTCCATGGGGTTGATCTCTACGATCAGGTCGGCGCCATGACCGGGGCGAAGCTGGATGTATCCAACATGCCGCGAGTTCAAGAGTTCAAGGATATGTGCTTCGTTGCGGTCGCGCTTGCCGGCGTTGAATAGGCTATGCTTCATGCCAGCGCCCCAGCGTCACACGCTACCCACTCACGCTGTAATTCCTTTGCCACTTCGTCAAACTGGTCAACATTGAACAGTCGGCTTTTCTTTGTGTTCCCACACACACATTCAATATTCCAGAAGTACGCGAAGTCCGGGCTATCAGCCACGCCCCAGTCAATTCTTACATCATCATTGCCACATCCACAATGACCGACTAAAGCGTGTTGGCAGTCATCACACACGAAGTCCATTTCATCTTCTGGCAGAAATTCCTTGTCACAAACACAACACTTGATATTTATTAGTTCGTTCATGCCATCACCTTCTTTACCAGTCTGTACGTATGCGGGTCGCTGCTCCGTTTGCTTTTCAATCGCTCCACCTTGCCGGCGTCGGTCAGGATCTTGATCGCGTCGCGCCAATCGTTGAACGTAAATCCCAGGGCGCATTGTAGCTGTATCTGTGTCGCGCCTTCCTTGTGGTTCTTCAAGTGCTGCTCGATCTGCCTGGATAATTCCTGTGCGTAGTTTGGTTGGTTCATGCTTTTGCCTCGACTGGTATCAGTTCCGAAAAGTTCTTTTCATTCAGGCGAATATACTCCCCGCCTGCGAGTGCGCGGTAGTGCGCTGCGCGTTTCTTGCAAGTCTCGGCGGTTGACAATCTTCCATCCGCGTATGCTTCAAGTGCGAGTTTGTCCCACTGTTCGGCGTATTCGCTCATGCTGGGGATGACACTGCATAAAGATAAATCAGTGTACTTATCCATAATCTTGTCGCTCATTGTACATCTCCTATCAATTTTCTTATGTCGCTGTCGTTATTCTTGACGACCACAAACTCACATGCTCGGCTGATAACTGCCAGCCACGGAAGGGAATTTAGCTCACCATTCCACGCAAGCACCGTCCCTAAGATGTCCGCGTCCCTGTATCTGAGATTGATAAGTTCCTGCTGTACCTCTCGGCTGTATGGCAGGTCCCGCAGTTTGTCGAGTTCGTCAATGATAAGAACGGGAATCCTTGCGAATTTATGCAGGCGGGAGTAATCGGTCTCGCCTGTCTCGCTGTTGAAAGTCTCACGCAGTACGGCTATCAGTTCGGCGGCGGTAAGGTATCTGGCTTCGATCTTCTTCTCGATCATACTGTTCACGATTGCCATAAGCACCATTGTCTTGCCTGTTCCGTTGCCACCGTGGAAGGAAAGGAAACCTTTGGGCTGTCCGATAAACTTCTGTGCTGCCGCTACCATCGTGCATGTGCCGGGGCGGT